GCACTTGGGGAAAAGCAAAAGGAGCAGAGCCGGATTCTTGGATAAAAACGAAGCATGGGTATGTTCCAAGACCCGTTCCAAAACAGGATGCCAAGCCATGACCTGTGAACAGTGGTTTGACGTTCTTCATAAAGCACTTGAGATGTTCTCGCTGATCGCGCTCGGAATTGCTATCGGCTGTGCAGGAATGTGGATATTACTAAGGTGGAAGCCATGACCCAGCCGAGCGAGACGCCGAACAACGTAGCCGACATGCTCGTTAAGACGTTGCGAGACCCTTTCGCGGTATTGAGCCAGAGCGAACGAAACGCTATTGCTGATGAACTCTCCGCCGCCCAGGCCGCTCTGGCGGAGGCGAGAGAACAGGTGATTGAGGAATGTTGCCAAGTAGCTGCTCTCTCTGTTAATGAGACTGACTATATCGAGCGGCGTCAAGTCGAAAAAACCATTAGAGCCATTCGTGCGCACTTTGCCGCCCTCGGAGAAGGGAAGAAGGCTACTCAGGAGCCTCCGAGGTAACTTGCACGATGCCCCTGACGAACGAGCGGCAGGCCCGCAGATCGTTCGCTACTTGGTGGAACCTGACGTAGTTTTCGGTGACGACTCTAACGGCGCGAGCCTCGTCAATCCCGGTATCTCGCGCGTCATCCACGGCTCCGTCGAGGGGTCGATCTTCACCAGCGGCGCCGTAATCATGGAACCGCATCCAGCCAGCAGTAATGTTGCAAGCAGCACGAACCGGGACATGGGGTGCCTCCTTCTCGATGATCGTCACGACTTCTCTGATTTCGATCTCGCGCTTCACATGCACTTCGCGCACGATCTCCTTCACTTTCTCGATCTTGGTGATGATCTTGACCGCAGCCTTGGCCTGTTCGACCTGATAATCCCAGAGCTTTTTGACGCCCCGATGGTAACCCAAGCCAGCCGCCGTTCCGAGCGCCATCAAGATCACCAAACCGTATATGACAATACGCTGCCAATTCCCGAGAAGGAGTTCGATCATGCCGTCACCAGTTCCCCCGAATCCACGAACCGCGCCCCCCGAGCGTTGAGGATTTCAATCGACACGGGATCGCCGTGATCTAGGGCGAGCTTGACCCGTTGCTGTAACCCGGCTTGGATGCCGCGAGCGATTCCGCCGCTGATCGTTCCGAGCGCCTCATTTACCTGATCGCCGACCCCAATACAACCGCTAGTGTCATCGTCGTTGCGAACGGAATGGATGCGGACATAGGTAAAGCCCGGAACGTCCGTCAGCGTAATCGTGTCAGGGCCGAACTTTGGCGAGTTCTCCAACACTACTTTGTAGGTGCCAGCGGGGATCGCCGTCTCGTTCGACACTTTCACCGCGCGCAGTTCGTCCTCAAGCGTTCGACAGAAATAGATTCCGTCCACGGACAACGAGCCGGTCATCCAATCCGGCTCACTGAACCGGCGTTGTAGGAGGAGTTTCACCTACCCTTCCCTAACTCCCTACAGAACTCCAGTTCCTTCGGCTGCTTCCGCTGCTCCGCCGTGAGCCGGTTGAGACAGTTGGCCTCGCGCTGCGCGTTCAGACTGTCGCGCTGCACCTGGGTCTGCTCCTTGACTGCTTGGACGACGGCCTTGTTGTTATCGGCTGCGTCAACGTCGTGCTTCCAACCGCCGTATGCCAATAACGAGATCAGCACCAGTTGTAGGATGCCGAGAACGTCTGAGCCACGGATGCGGAGCTTCTGATTTTTTACGTCGATCTCGACTTCATCCTGGTTCTTCGGGAGTTCTTCAGCCATCGTCATGCTCCTTTGTCACTTGATCCTCGCCTCAATCGCGGCGACTTTTTGCAGAAGGATGTCAATCTTCCTGTCTCGCTCGGCTTCACGGAGCTTCACATCAGCCAACTGTGAATCGCGGTTTTTCACTATTATCTCTCGCTCACTCTTGAGCGCCTTGACTTCTGTTTTAAGTTCCGCGAGAGATACCTGTGAGGTGGCAACCGCGGTCACCAAGGCGACCACCCCTATCCTGATCCACTCCTGCATCGGCAGGGTGTGCCGTATGAACGCGCCGGCGGCGAGAGCATGGTGCCAGTTCTCGCGCCACTCCACTACGCGCTCCGCGAGCCATTGTCCTATTGGTCCATTGATCATTAGCAATGTCTTCCCTTGGGATCGAACTGATTGAGCGCATGCTCGCAGACCCACGCGGCGACCGCGCCGCGCCGCCCGCCACCGGCCTTGAGGCGTTTGAGCTTCGTCGTGAAGAGCAACTCCCGTGGCAGGTCCAAGAGCAGGACGGAGGAGACGAGGTTCCACGCAAGGTCGAGCGCGAGCCCGAGCGCGATGACGACGTAGGCGTTCGCTTTCGCGATCGGGTGGAGCGTCGCGCGATGCTCGATCAAGGACATCGCGGCGAGGTAGAACGTCCAGGTCGAGAGCGCGAGGAGGTATCCGGCGGCGAGATAGAGCGCGATCGTCATCATGTGTCTCTCCGATCAAAACGATAGTTTAACCCCAAGGCTGCGGTTTCGGTTCGTCACCGCGATCTCTACTGCGGCGACCGCCCCGAGGAAGAGCTTCCGATTCATCGGCCGGAACCAGTCCGCGATCAGCGCGGTCGCGAGGATAGACCCAGCGAAGTAAGCATTGACGCGCCCGACCGAGGGATGATCACCGAGGATTGGATTCGTCTCGCGATACCGCTCCGGGTGCTTCGCGATGTAGCGCGTTTGCCCCCAATCGACGACGAGCGCGGAGACCGCGACGCCGCCGAGCGCGAGGTCGGCGCGGTCCCACGGCTCGGAGAGCGCCGGGGCAGAGAGGATCGCGAGGAGCAGCGATGCGACGATCCGAATCACGCCACGCCCCCGCGACGGTCCCCCGTCGAGACCCAAGTGACGAGGGCGTTGCCGTTAATATATTTTCCAGCAGCACCGCCATCGAGCCATAGAAAATCATGGGGCGGATTTTCCCCTGGCAATCCGGGGCCACCTCCATCTGCTCCTTCTCCACTACCAGCATCCTTTCCGAGCCCGCCCGCTTCGGAGGTTCCATCGCCTGCGTATCCATTATCTACCGGTCCAGCCAACCAAGAATGGCCGCCGCTACCCACAGCCGTCCCAGCACCACCGCCACCGCCACCACCAATCCCGCCAAAATACTCGGCACCACCCCCACCTCCACCTCCCCAAAGTTGACCTTCTGCGTTTTCAATGTATAAAACGTATTCGACGAGCAATGCATCACCGCCCGCTTCTGGATTTGTAAGAGGAAAGCCAGCCGAGAAACCATTTCCACCTTTCCCCTGCACGCGCCCGCGATTCTCGACAATAAGCGTGACTCCCGCAGGCCATGCTCCCGTTCGCAGCGCGGGCGAGGCGGTCGAGGTCGATCCAACCGTGAAGCCGGGGAGTACGATGAAGCGGACCGTCTCGCCGGGAGAGCCACCGACAGGCGGAAGATAGAGCGAGTCATGGACCGTCCGGAGGTTGAGGTTGAAAACGTCGTTCTCGATGTAGATGATGCGCTCGCCCTCGCCCTCTCCGCCCCCGCCCCCGCCCGTCCCGCTCCCGCTAAAGAACGCGACGCCCTGCGCCCGGACGCGGATCTTATTCTCCCCGCGCTCGATCTCGACCACCGCCATTGTCGTCGACTTCTCCGCCCCCGTGTCGTCCTGGATCTCCGCCGTCTGGAGGTTAAAGAATTCCGCAAGGTCCAGTTCCCCCTCGCGGCTCGCGTCGAGCGCGAACTCTACCTCGGTCGGCGGATCGCGGAACATCGCGAGCAGACGATTCCCGGTATCAAGCGCCGCCGTTCTCCCGAATTGCGGGATCCAGCGCGAGAATGCTTCGCGGATTCCCGGCGACCCGTAGAGCGCCTCGGCCTCGGCATCGTGGATGACGACTCGGGAATGATAATTCCTCCGGTCGTCGAGCTTCGCGACCGGGCTCTTGATGCCGTAATAGACCCAGACCTGGGAGACGCGCCGCGAGTCTTGTCGCCTCGTTTGGAGCGAGCCCTCGATGATCCATGCGTCGTCGTCGACAGTGACGGTCGGGACGCGCGGACGGAGCGCCGCAAGCCTGATCTGATCGGTGGCAACGTCATGCCAGAACGTCACCCCGGCCTGCTCCGAAAGTTCCCCGATGAGATCGCTGACCGGCGTCGGCTCCCCGATCCGCCCCGTGTAGAGCGTCGTGATCTCGGAGCCGGCGCCGTCCCAGTCGGAGAGAGCGATCGTCGCTGGGTCGACAGAGGAATAGTTCGTCAGAAGATCGTAGATGATGTCTTGAAAATGAGCCGCGGAATAGCGGAGGACGATCTGGACGAGGTCCTCCTCTTCGTGGTCTTCCGCCCCTGTCCCGAGTGCGCCGCGCACGACGACCGTGAACGTGTCGCCCGAGCGCGTCACCTCGATCACCTCGTCGCCGATCGCGACGTGGCCCGCCACCCCTGAAGTGATCGACGCGTAGCCGCCCTCCGTCTCATCGAGGTCGCCGACTCCCGTCGGGGAGACCGAGAATGTTCCCGGTGACCCAGTAAGGTCCGCAGCCAGCTCGCCCTGAGAGGCGCGCGGCGCGACCGCCTTGCGCACCTCAATAATCGAGAACAAATCTTTCGCAACGATCGTCACCGCGCCGCCCGCCGGTCCCTGAATGCGGTCGATGATGTAATTCCGCACGCGCATATCGATGAGCGCGTCCCCGACATATCCTTCGCGGACGCGGCAGCGATAGGCGGAATGGTACGGGTTTCGCGCAAGCCACTTCCCCCAGAAGGTCCCGCGCTCGTAGGGATCGAATTCCCCGTTCGTCTCGGTCGTCGCCTCGCCCGTAGGCCGCTCCAAGCGATATTTGTCAACGAGGTGATCGCTGTGTTGATGATCCGAGAGCCGGACGTTCACGACCTCGCGCTGCCCGAGCGGCGCCGCGCCCGCGTCCATCGCCGCGAGGTTGATCGCACTCGGCGTCGTCTCGATCCCGGCGAGCGATGGGATCACGTTCCCGTAAGCGAGGAGCCCGCCCTGCGGCCGCGCGAACCGGAGCGTGAGCGTCCCCGGATTGTAGGCCGCAGGGTCCTGACAGGTGACGCGCGTGTTGTAGCATTTCCGCTCGCCCGTGATACCGAGGATGGCCTGACATTCTCCCCGTCCGTCGCTCGGGCTGTGAGTCCCGGTCGTGATCGCGCCGCCTCCGTTATACAAAAAGTTCCCGCCTGTTCCCTTATTGACGAGTCCGAAATCAGTTGGGGTTTCTTGATTATCATTAAGATGAAAATAGATCAGCGGAGCAATTCCGGTCGGCGTAGAGCCGTCGGAGCCGAGCCCAACCGGAAAACCGTTCGCTGAGATAAATTTCCTCCGATTCGCCTCTACGGAAAAGTCGAGGTATTGATTCGGAGCGAAGTAGAACTCGGACATCTCACCCTCGAACTTCGCGTTCCCGTTTTCGGTCGCCGCCCCGACCTGAACGTCCGGAACCGTATGGTCGATCGAATCGTCCGTGAGCGTAGCTGTAAAAGAGTCGAAGACATCGACATCATTGACGTAAATATGGCATTTCGCGTTCGCCAGATCCCAAGAGACGAGAAGATGCCACGGACCCGTTCCAGCGATATAATCGACGTTAGTCGTCACTGCGATGAGAATCTCGGTCCCGGCTGAATTCCGTCCCCGAACGACGAAGTATCTCGGCGACGAAAAACGAAAAATCTCGAAACGAACACCGCCGAAAACACCCTCGCATAACAGATATTGGACCCCGCCCCCCGAAGTGAGATAGAACCAACCGGAGAAGACTCCGGTCTTTCCGTCCGCCGCTCCCGTGAGCCCCGCGCCACGCGAGAAATACTCGCTACCATCAAACTCCGCAGCATCGACGGTAAGAAGACCCACGCCATCGCCGTATATACGCGTGCATAGCGGTTGATCCACTTCAAAAATTTGGATCGTCTCGCGGCCCCATTCAGCCATTGTCGATCCCGGTCATGTTCCACGACACGGACATCAGGTCCTTGATACCCATGTTCGAGGGATGTATGTCCTCCTGCGTCCAGACATAGGCGAGTTCCGCCGGGAAGGTCTGCGGACGCCAGCCGAAAAAGTAGGGGTATCGCCGTGCGGATTGGACGAAGAGATCGAGGTCCGAGCGTATCCAAGCGGCGGTGAGGTTGCGGAAGGCAACAGCGCCCACGAGGCCGTGACGGCGGAAACTCTGCCCGAGGAACTGGCCCCCTCGCGAGAGCGCCTGGTGGAGTTCCGTTTGACGTGAGAGCGTGATCGGCGTGTGCCCACCGTAGATCGGACGCTGCATCGTCAACGCCTCGCCGATGTAGATTACAGCGATGCGTGGTGGCAGGGAATTAGAATTGTCCGCGTCGAGCGTGATCTTGACGTGGCGGATCGAGCGCAGTTCATCGAGGAAAAGAATCGGAGAGTCGTCGCTCGGGACCGTCGCCTCGGAAAACGCCGGGAGGTTCTCGTCCGTGTCGATGTCCGTCGCGAGCCCAGCAGAGACCTCGACCGTGACGCCGGAGGTCCCGAGCGTGTGCGCCGCGATCCCGATGGCGTTAACGTCGTGGTCCGCCCCAAGGTCGATCTGCCACGTCGCGGGGAGGGCGACGGGCTCCCAGAACTCGACCGTGTCAGGTCGGGCCGGCGCGTCGCGCGGTCCGGCGTCCGTCTCGCTCGAAGCGGAGATCGCGGAGGCGAGGAGATCGCGCGCGAGGTTCTGCCACAGGATTCGCGGGTGCGTCAACGGTTCTCCGGCGGCGAGCGCGGCGGCGGGGAAGGATGCGGGATAGATGATCACGCTAAAACCAGGCGGCCGCCATCACGATTGTTCTCATTGATGCGCTCAAGCAATTCCCGGACTTGTTTCCTGCCGAACGTCTCACCGATCAATTGAACGACCGTCGTCTGGCTCGTCCCCCGGTTCCCGCCGCCAAGCGGCTGCGTAGCCGGTTCCGCGAGCTGCCCCGTCGGCGTCACGGATGCCGTCCCGCCTACCGCGCCGCCGCTCCCCGATTTGATCGCGGCGATGAACCCGAACCCAGTGGCGAGCATCTGAAACGCAGCGATGACGCCCATCGGCCACCCGAGCTTGAGCGACTCCGCCGCACCGACCATCGTCGCAATGAACGCTTGCGTCGCCCCGGCAATCCGCGCCGCGCGCGCGAACTTATCGTTATATGCCCCGTAGGCTGCGAGCATGTTCGTAAACGCCCCGCCGAGTTCCATGAATTGCGCGCTCTGACTCATCGCCGCGATCCGCCGCATTTTTAGCCCCCCCTGCGCCGCGATGTCTCCCAAAGCAGCCTGATGCTTCAATTCCAAGTCCTCGCGCAGCCGTCGGTATTCCTCCTCTTTCATGTTCGTTTCTTCGGCGGCGGCAACGAGTTGTTCAAGTCTCCGCTGGTGGCGCACGGCCTCCAATTCCTCCTCGACCAACGCATAGTCCTGAAGATTGACGAGATCCGCCGCGCGCTGGTCCCTGACCTTCTGCCACACCGCGTCCTGCTTCTCCTGAATCTTCGCGAGGTTCTCCTGATGCTTCACGGCTTCGAGGAGTATGAGTTGGTCGAATTCGGTTTGCGTGATGAGTTTCTTGCGCTGAAACTCCTTGATCTCCCGTAGCCGCGCCTCATGCGCCACGCGCTCCGCGTCCGCCTCGGACATAAGCGATTCACGCAGCTTATCGAGCCGACGTTGTGATTCCGGATCAATCGCGCCGCGCCCCTCACCACCGCCCCCTGCCATCGCTTTGCGTGCCTTCACGACCTCTTCGGAAGCCTTTGCCGAAGCCGCCGTGACCTCTGCGAGCCAGAGTTTTAATTCTTCGCTTGGTAGCGGCGCATTCGCAAGCTGCTCAAGTTCAGCGCGCGTCTCCGTGACCCCCGCCCGCGCGGTTTCCGCCATGCGCTCGAACGCGCCAGCCACGTCGCGGTCGATTAGCCGGTTGATCTCCTCGATCGGGAATATCACATCTATTCCCGGTATCTTGTTGAACGCGCGGATGAGAAAATTAAGGGCATCAATCGCGCCGTTCACCATGCGCGTGATTGTCGGGGCGATTGAACCGAGCGCCTCTAGGATGACTACGGAAATTTCCTGCCACCCGAGTTTGACGCCAGTCGCGATGATCTCAAGTCCCCGAAACGCATTCGCCAGTAGACCAGCGAAGCGCACCGCAACATCAAGCGCGAAGCGTATCTCATTCTCGAACCCGCGCGAGTCAATCGCCATCTTTCGCAGTCGCTGCGACACATCATCCAAGACCGGCGCAAGCGCGACCGCAATCCGATTAGCAGCTCCGCGCGCCGCTTCCGAGAGCGATGAGAACTGATCCCGCGCCCGCTCGATCGTCGTCGCGTCAACCTCGGAGACTGCAAGCCCGAGAGCTTCGACTTCTTCGCGTGCGGTCGCCAATGCGTCGGCGTCGATCAGGCCGATGACGCCGCGCATCTTCTTCCCGAAGATTTCAGCGGCCACCGCCGCACGTTCCGCCGCCGGCACGTTGCGGAGCAGCGCGTTGTTTATGGCCTCGATGCGCTGGTCAACGTCGAGCTTGGAAATCTCACGCACCGAGAGCCCTAGACGGTCGAAGGCTTCGGTGGCCTTGTCCTCGCCCTGCAACGCTTTGCCGAGCAGCACGTCGAGGTTCGATGTGGCCTGCGCGAGCTTTTCCTTCTCCACCCCCGCGAGGCCCGCCGCGCGCTGTAGCGTTTCAAGCCCCCGGCTCGATGCCCCGAGCGTGCGCGCGAGCTTCAGTTGCGCGTCAATGGCCTCCAGGGTGTGCGCGATTAGAAGAACGGGACCGCCAATCGTCGCCATCGCGACGGTGGCATGCTTCACGGCGCCGAGCGCCCCAAGGACTTCTGAAAGTCCCTGTGGCGACATCTTTACGCGGATGTCGGGGTTCCCGGAGCTGAGGGCCATCGTCAGGCCGCCTTATCGAACATGCCGCGCTCGTTCATGTCGGACCACAACTCCTCTACGTCATCCTCCGTCAGCGACCCATACATCTTCACCGGCCGCCGCGCCGCGACCTGCCACCAGAATTCGACTGGGTGCAGCCGCCAGAACTCCTCCGGCTTCAGCCCCCAACCGACCGCGGCTTTGTACGCGGCTTCGACGATGGAGCCGCCACCACCGCCGCGCCGGGTTTTCCCGCGGCCGCCTCCTTCGCCGCATCCGGTGGGATCATCAGGAGCAGCAAGTCACCGATTGCCCGCGCGATGCGCTCGCCCATCTCGCCGCTCTTGAACATCGAAGCGTAGATCTCGGGATCGGAAACACGCGCCCCGGCGAACCGGAGGACCGCACCGTAGGCCATAGAAAGACGGCCGAGTGGGACGGAGTTGGTGCGCGACCATCGCTCCAAATCACCGAGCGAAATGTGGTTCTCGATGATCGCAATGACGCGCATCACATCGTTCGGCGGGACGATGTAATCCGCCCCGCCCCATTGGAGCTTAACCTCCGAGAATATGTCAGCCATACATCACGTCGGCTGATGATAGGTGACGGCGCCGGTTGATTGAAATTCGCATTCAAACGTCTTGGCGCCGTTGTATTCACCCGTCTCCGTGTAGCTCGCGAGGAAGAACTGGCCCTCGATCTGCGAACCGTCGGAATAGAGAAAGGTTGTCTCCGCCACCTTATCCGCGTCCGGGTCCCCGATCGCCTCGGTCAGCAGCGTGTAGTTCAACGCGATACCAGAGACCGAGATGTTGACGGACTGCTCCGCCGCCGCATCGAGCTTGGTGGCCCAGCCCCCAGAATCGTCGTCGGTTACGTCGATCGGCTCTGCGTTGATCGCCACGCTCTTCGTTCGCACCCCGGCGATGGCCACGCCGTTCCGTTTCACCACGATCGCCCTGCCTTTTTCTGCCGCCATTGTGATCTCCTTTCACTACGCTATGAGAACATCCGGCGCATCCGCCGTATGGATAAGCTCCGCAAACCACCGCATCTGCACCGACCCGTAGGGCTGGTCCCCGCCTTCGTAGGCTAGGACCGCGCCCTGATAATCGAGCTTGACTATTTTACCCCCTACCGTCGCGCCGGACCCGAGGATGACCTCGACCTCGCGCGAGATCGCGTCGAGCGTCGCGTCAAGCGTCGCCTCGGAAGCCGTGGCGTAGGCCGTCACGCGCAGGTCAACGGTTCGCTCCATCGTCTCCGGGTCATCAGGGTCCGCGTCCGGGCTCGCGCGCGAGGCATCATCGCCCGGCGTTGCGACCGCAACCAACGGCAGGTCCGCCGGATCTATAGGCCACACGCGGAAAGGGAACACCTCGCCGGCAGAGGGCGGAAGCGCAGCGGTAAGCGCGGCGGTCACTGCATCCCTCAACTGAGTGCGAAGATGGTTAGCCATGTGCGCCCCCCCTTATCCGCTCTGCAACCGCCCGCCGCTCATCAGACAGCGCCGTATAACGCTCTTGGTCCCGGTCGCTCGCCCGCCGGCCCTTCGGCCCCACACGTTTCGCGGAATAGGTCAGGTCGCGGGGCGCTTTGCCGTTGTTCGGGTGCATGTGCTCCACTAGCACGTCGCGCAGCCAGATCAAGCGGTTGGCCCGCATCGCGATGTCCGCGATGTGCGTGTCTGCGTAGAAGTGCTCATACGTGGGATGGACCAAATGCCCCACGCAATCGAACCAGGCGCGGGTGACAAAGAAGTGGGTGCAACGCAGCCCTTTCCGCGCCTCCGCCCCGTCCATTGGCACCGCAACCGCAGCACACCCATCCCCGAGCGCCCGTTCCACCGCGAGGTCCCAGGCCGGGGTGCGGAATAGCACATCGTCAGCGCACGCCATAAGCACGTCTCCAGAGGCCCGGGCCGCGAGGTCGTTGAACATCCCCATGACCGAGCCGCTCTCTCCGCAAACGAAAGTCGCGCCTTGCAGAGTCCCCGATAGCGTCTCATAGTCGGAAAGTCTCGGATCATCTCGATCCACGCGCGCGAGAACGGTGACTCGCTCGGGATGGGACGCCGTGCGAAACGCGCTCTCCACCATCGCCTCGAAGCGAGCGGGCCGTTCGCGGGTGGCGCAGAGGATTGAGATCATCATCATGACGCGGCCTTTATACTGGCAACGTCCGCCTCCGCGCGGTAGTGATCGAGCAGCCATGAGAGGCTTTCATGGAGCGGAATCTGCGGATGCCATCCCGTAGCAGCGCGGAAGCGGGAGCAATCCGGCACCTGCGACCGCACATCGAGCGGGCGCATCAGCGCCGGATCAACGCGCGTGCGGACCGGGACGCGCGCCATCTCGATCATCATCTCAAGACCCGCCTGCACCGTCATAGGCTCCTCCGACCCGATATTATAAATCGGCACTTGATGCTTTGATCGTTCTGGCGGGAAGCTTCCCGCGAGCGCGTAAGCAATCACGATGTCTCGCACGTCCGCAAAGGTGCGAACCGAACCGAGGTTTCCGTGGATCAATTCCTTGCGTTGCCCGCGCTCGATCTCTACGATCTGTCGTGCAAAAGCGGATAACGCGATGTCGCGCCGTCGCGGGTTGATATAACCAAAGGCACGCGTGATGATGACCGGGATACCGTAGCACCTCGCGTACATCTGCGCCAGCAAGTCCTGCCCCGCCTTCGAGCAGGCGTAGGGATTGGTGTGCCGCGAGATTGGGAATAACTCCGTGATCGGCGAACCGTCCGGGTCGCCATAGACCTCGGAGGAGGAGCACATGACGACGCGCGGCGGGGGGTCGAATAGCCGGAGTGCTTCAAAGAGGTTGATCGTCCCCCCCGTGTTGTTCCCATACATCCGCGCCGGCTCGTCAAAGGAACGCCGAACATCCGCCTTCGATGCAAGATGGTAGATGACCTCTGGACGGACCTCCTCCAAGCGACGGCGCACGGCGGCGAAGTCATTCAAGTCGCATTCCAACCGCGCGATGCCGTGGACCTCATCCCCGATGCTCTCCAGGTATTCCGCGAGGTAACTACCCGCAGCGCCCCGGATGCCTGTGATCAGAGCCCTCATGCCGCCCCCAGGATGGGATTCGCCAACCCTATCCGGTCGAAAATCCTGCCCCAGAACGCGCCAAGCCCGTGCTCCCGGAGCAGGCGGACACGCAGGCGAGCCCCCATAGCCTCCGTCTCCTCTGGACGGCCCCGGAGGCGCTCGACGATGGTGATCGCCTCCTCGATACTCCCATACTCTAGGAACTCAACTTCCGGCTCGAACCAGGTCCGGGTCGGTGAATCGCGCGGTTCGATCAGGGTCGCGCCGGCAAGCCCAGTCTCGACCACCCGGCCTTTGACGTGCGTATGCCGGCGCGACCCCGTGTGGGCGAAGTTCGGGACCATGCGGCAGCGCCCAAGGAACTCAGCGACTTCGCGGTAATTCTCTGGCCCACCAGAGCGTAGTCTGATCTGAAGCCCATGCTGCTGGAGTTGCTCGACGAGGACGAGACGCGGATCAACGTCCGGGTTGTGCCGGCGCTTCCGCCTGGCCCCAATCTGTCCTGCGAACCCGAGAACGATCGGTCGTTCGGCGTGGGGAGCGGGCACGGCGGCGTAGAAGTTCGGGTCGATCGGGGTAAGCGCGGAGAGCCCGGTATCGCGCAGCGGCCAGTCCCGGACGCCGTCGAGCGCAACCTGGAGCGAGAACGCCCCGGCGCGCTCGTAGTCTACGAGCAGCGGCCACCACGGGTCATCGGCGGCGTCGGAACAGAAGTGGACCGTGGGCGCGATCTCCTCCCGCAGGCGCTTGAACAACTCCGCCGAGGGCGTGTTCCCGCCACACGCCCCGACGTAGACGATGAAGTCCGGACGGAAACGGACCGCCGCCTCGCGGATCTCGGAGTCGAGCGCCGCGCCAATGATACCCTGGCCGACCCGATGGTTGTAGACGTAGTACCCGACCTCAGCGCCCGGGAGGCAGGCGAAGGACTGGTAGTGCTTGTGCGTCTCGCTCGTCGGCGTGATCAGAAAAAAACCTCTCACACGGTCTCCTTGATTTGAATCCGTTCCATTACGCGACGCCAGAATGCGGCGGGCGAATGATCGGCACGCACCTTCTCTCGCAGGCGACCCGCGATCGCCTCGGTCACCACCGGCCGATTATGGATCGCGGCGAGGATCGAAGCGGCCTCCTCCATCGAGCCGTATTCAAGGTAATCAACCCCAGGCGTGAACCAGTGGGAGGTCGGTGCCCCGCGTTCCTCCAATAGCATCGCTCCCGCGAGGGCGGCTTCGATCACGCGGCCCTTCACCTGCATGTGACGCAGCGATCCGGTGCGAGCGAAGTTCAGCACGATGCGGCATCGACCCAGATAGTCAAG